GTCGGCAGCGTCAGATGTGTATAAGAGACAGATATACACTCGCTTTTGATTCGGACAAAGAAAAATGGGATTTTGCAGAATGGCTTTATCAGAATCGGGACAATGAAAATACAGATTCCGAACGTGAGGAATGCGGTAAGTATCTTTGGTCGCTGTGGGAAAAAGGTGCTACGCTCGAAGCTATCCATTGGTACATAGCCGAACGCAGGAAGTACAATGACCATGGGCAGATGGCTGCCGAATTTCCGTCTGATGATGTGGAAGCCTTCGTACATTCGGGAGCACGTGTGTTCGACAAATACAAGGTCGATGCAATGCGTAAGACCTGCAAGAAGCCTAAATATGTCGGTGAAGTCTGTGCCGATGCGGATGAGGGCAAGAACGCTTTGCAGAACTTGCGTTTTGTGAAAGACAAACAGGGATTGTTGCATATTTGGGAGTTGCCGGAAACAGATGAAAAGGAAGTTGTTACAAATCGTTACCTCACGATTGTCGATGTGGGTGGACGTTCCAATAAAGCAGACTTCTCTGTTGTTCTTGTGCTTGACCGTCTGTTTATGATTGATGGTGGCAAGCCTGTCGTAGTGGCACAATGGTACGGACATTGCGACATCGACCAGCTTGCGTGGAAAGCGGCACAAATAGCGGCTTTTTATGACAATTCACTCTTGGTGATAGAAAGCAACACCTTGGAAACGCATGACAAGGAGCGGCAGGTAGATGGCGACCAGTCACAGTTCATCCTTAATCAAATCAAAGAGATTTACCCTAATCTCTATGCACGTGGTCAGTCCGAAGAAGCCGTACGCGAGGGATTGCCTACCAAATACGGCTTCCATACCAATGTCTCAACCAAACCGATGATTATATCAACCTTAGTCAAGGTTATTCGTGAGAATTTATACACGGAACGTGACGAACGTTGTCTGGACGAATATTTGTGTTACGAGAAAAAACCGAACGGAGCTTTCGGAGCGATTACCGATAAACATGATGACTTGTTAATGACAAGAGCCATAGGCTTGCATATATGTTTCTTTGAAATGGAAATTCCAAAGATTGTGCTTCGTATCGGACGATTTGTTGTCAAAAAGAAAAAAGCTGTTTCAGCAGCTACAATATAAGTTTAACTATAAAAACAAGGAACAATGAACATTTTCAGAAAAATCAGAGCTTCGCTTCGTTTACGTGAAGCAGTCAGACAGGCAGACGAAAAACACAAAGAAAACGGAGAACGTTACTACGTTATACCTGCCGGTGGGAAAAAAGGACAGCTTATCATTATGGATAGAAAGAACTTCCGCAAGTTGAAACAGAAAGGCTACATCAATCACAATACGTTCGTGAGTGACCTCGAACGCGAATGTTTCTACTGTACCCCCTACAAAAACGGTTCAGCTATGCTTCCTTCTGCTGTTATTGCATTGAAACGAAAACAGTATTTCTCATGGCTTGATTCATTTTCAAATACCAAAGAGAATGGGAAAGTACGGAAATATTGATGGCATTGCCACACTTACCAATGACCCGCTCGCACTTGACAATATCAACAAGTTTAACATCGGAGACCGGGTGATGTGCAATGATAACGGTGTCATTGGTACGGTCAAGGATTTGGATGTTCCGAACGAAGCCTGTGTCGTGGATTTCGACAATGGGGAGGAAGATGTCTGGATAGAAAATTTCCAACTGTCCAAAGAATAACCCGAAAGGCGGATGGATAGGGGGAGCCTTCTGTCCTTTCGCCTTATTTTTAGAACATTGATGCAAAAATTGTAATCGTTGTTTTGTGGTTTAATGTTTAATGTTTAACTTTGCATGAAAGTTACAGAAAGGTAATCATTATAAAATGACAGGAATGGGCAAATTATTCAAATATGATAGGGCTGTCAACTCATTGCTTTACTCATTAAAAAAAATGGGAGGACGGACTGATATGCACAAACTCTGCAAGATTCTGTATTTTGCAGACCAGCGTCATTTGTCAAAGTACGGACGCAGCATAACCGGTGATACATATATAGCCATGCAGTTCGGACCTGTACCTTCTTATGTCGATGATATCCTCAAGGCACTTCGGGGTGACAGCTTCTTTTCGTCAAGCCATGAGATTGAGCCTTTAAAAGAGTGCATGGTGTTTGATAATAGATTCGTTGTACGTGCGCTTAAAGAACCCGATATGGACGAATTGTCCATTTCCGATGTGGAATGTTTGGACTACTCAATTGACATTTGTAAAGATAAGTCTTTTTCTGAATTGACTGCATTTTCACATGGACTTGCGTGGAGCAACACACAGCGCGACCGCGCTATTTCGGTGAAAGACATTCTTCGCGAAGCTGGTGATGAAGAAGCGTATGTCGAGTACATTGCCGACAATCTCAAACTCCAAGCTGCTTTCTTGTAATGGAATTGCCGGTACAACTTCTCCAACAAAGCATTAGGCGTGGTTCGGTGCTATTATCAGATAGCTTTGAAGATATTGACCACGCAAAATTTTTCGCTGTTGTAGGCGTATATCAAGACCATATTGCAGGGTTCTTTTTCATAAATTCGCGTGTTCATCCCATTGTAGAATCCAAGTCGGAACATTTCGCCATGCAATATCTATTGCGCAAAAAGGATTATCCGTTTCTGCATTATGATTCTTTCCTCGGCGCGAATGAACTTCAAATGCGCCCGATTGCTTCCTTGGCTGAATCTATGCAAAACGGTCAAACCTCCATTGTCGGGCATCTGACCGATGAAGACTTGACCGCTGTTTTGGAGGCTTGCCGGAATTGCAACCTGTTCTCTGCAAAAGAAAAGCGACAGTTCTTTTACTGATTCATCGCCTTATTGCATTATTCAGTTTGTTCACGGCCTGCATGTTCGCACCTTGTTGCGCTTGCGCCATCAGTTCGGGAGAAAGACCGTCGGGCACTTTGCCCTGCTCCAACTGTTCCTTCTGTGATTTGATACTTTGCAACAATTCATCTGCAAACGGGAAATCTCCATGCTCAAGCAGCTGCTCTACACTGATTGCCTGAGACTGGTACAACTGCATAAGCATATCGTTAGCAAGATGCCTGTATGCCGGTGTTGAAGTGCTTTCGGTAATGCTTAAATCAAATTCTACATCACGTATTTTCTTCGGGTCATATTCGATTTGTGCACCACTCTTACCTGCAATATTGAATACACGTTTGCTATCATAAAACTGCTGCATATTCTTCACATCCTTATATGCTCCGTCCACTACAAAACAACTGAAGCATTCAAGCAGGTCGAGTAATGACTTCGTGGCGTTTTCTGTCTGTTGGTTATAGTGCGATGCACTTTCACCGGAATACCCGGGCTTTCCTTGTAATGCGCCCGTAACTCCCGATATATCTTCAAAAAATTTGAGTTGCATGTTAAGCAGTTCTGCAATGCCTATATTTGTGGAATTATTGGCCACCTGTTCCGGCACTTTTCCGCTTTTGCTCGGCTTGTATACGATGACACCGTTAAATTCCGTCCAGCTCTCTGCAATATCGTCAATGCTCACACCATCAGGCAAGCAATCTTCGGGCATCATCAGCACGCCTTTGGCACTCGCCCGCATTATCCAGTCATAGAGGGTTATCAATCGGTTGGTATATCGCTGTTGGTCGATTACATCAGCAACGAATGAATGGATTTCACCATCAATGAACGGATATGCCTTGAAAACATATGGATGGCTTCCATGCTCGTAAGGCGTTTCCCCCTCCCTCAATATGTCGCCAAAAGGAGAAAGGTAATAGAAATACCAATAATCATCCACAAACCAAGTAGCTTTTATCAACGGAACCTCATCTTCCGGCATACCGGCTTCCTTGGCCATACGCATACGTTCTTCATTTTCAGTAAGCACCACTTGTGCGTAATCTTCTTCGTCTATTTTGAAAATATCGCCGTTTTGGTAGTCATGGCAACGGGATCTCGGTTTTTGCTCCTTGCGCCATATCTCTATCACACGGCATCGTCCTGGTTCGCTTGTGAATAGAAAATCGTAGTTTTCCAAGCGGCTATACCCGAAACGCTCCGCGTATGTGGCTATGTAATCTTTCCTTGCCGCCCACTTGTAAATGTCACGCAATTGTCTGTATTCCTGCGGACTTGATGCGAACTGTTCACACAACTGTCCGAAAGAAATGTCGTGAACTTCTCCAAGCACGGAAACATCCCAACCTCTGAAATCTCTCATGTTGTTGTCGATAAAGAAATTATTGGGTTGCACATAGTCCGTCCAACAATCCTCTTTTCCATTACGCCAACCGTACGATTTACGGTGAACGATAAAACCGCTTATCAGGAACTCTTCCATAGTTCGGGCATATACATCGTTCATTCGGTTAAGCTGCATGTTGCATTGAAGTATCGTACTCATCGTTTCACCAAGTTTCTGTTCATCCCGATCACGTGCGGTACAGGTCGGTTCTTTACTTTGGCTTCGATACACGCCAAGCACGCTTCGCACAAGCCTACGGATAAGGTTGTTTTTCAAAGGCACGTTGCCTTGACTTTTAATGTATTCTTCCTCGCTCATGGATTTTCCGTCCACACAAATCATATCGTCCCATTGGAAACCATAGGTATAGCGTTTGTTTCGCTCCCGGTCTTTCCGAAAGTCGTCCATCTGGCTCCAATAGTATTGTGCTTCCATAAGAATGTCAAATGCCCTGCGGTCACCATAACGTTTTGCAGAAACAACAGTATCTATCTCGGCGGCATCATTTCTTCCAGGAGCGATACGGCTCATTGGCAGCAATTTTCTTTCGCTTTTATTTATATGCATATTTTTATCATTTTAATGATTGCTCGGAACAAATATACTGCTCCGGGCAATCATCCTATGTTTAACTATTTACGGGTCTCTAATTCTTCCAACTTGCCAAGCATTTCAACTTTCAAGTTCATTATCATGGTTTCTACCTCCTCACGCTGGGTTGGGTCAATAAGTTTTAGAGCATTGCTTGCCTTTTGGATGGCATTATAATAGCCTTTAACCAAAGCGTAGCGTTTGAATACCTCGGAATTGATAAGTTCATCTATCTTTTCAGCATACTCGATGTTACCCATTCTGACCTGATTCTTGTATCCGCTTAGAGAATGCTGGACACCTTTCATTTCATCAACTGCATCATAATACTCACGGTTGACTTTACTGCCAGTTGTCCGCTCGCCTGCTGTTTGATAGAAACTGCTTATGACAGGTACATTACGCCATTCCCGCAAATCTTCATTCCACAGCATTTCCAATGTCTTTTGGGTCTTGTTCAGCGTTTTGCCGACACCTCCGAGATAACTTTCAAACAGATGTTCAATCAATGCAGGATTATTTAGGCTGACTTTTCCCAAAAGTGGCTTGTCAATCCAACCCTTATCAACATTGTTTCCTCCTGTTATCTCGTTCAACCACCTTGTGCCGTCAACAAGCCAAGGGGCGGTACTCTTGTACGCCTTTGTCCACTCTGGATCCATTTCGTTCCACGTGTGTTTACGGTAAATAGGTTTACCAAAATAATCCGTATTGGCTATAATCTGTGCAAATGGTTGTCCTATAGTCGGTGTAAGGCTTACTGTGACATTGCCTCCGTTTCCTGTCAGGTCAATAGGAAGCATGGACGAGAATCCGGTTGCTGCCTTACTTAAACCGTCTTCAACATTTTCCTTTCCGGCAAGGACTGAATATGCTATTTCTCCCATACTGTAGAAAGGTCTCATTTCGTGTGGTAATGGAAGCGTCATATATCCGTTTTCACTCCAAGGTACATAAAGGACGAGGTTGTTCCTGCGTACCCATTCCGGCAAATCCCAATAACTGTTGTCATCGTCATCTCCACCAAGCAGAGCCTGTATAGCCAAGTTCATCATTGGGACAAGGAAGCCCGCCGATGAGAACAGGGTTAATGCCATAGTGGTTTTGGCAGGGTGTTTTTCCATAAGTTTACCAAAGTTCGCTACACTCTGAATGGCTGCATTGAAGAAAATATAGGCAAAGTTCATATACTTGGCACCTAATCCGCCGCTACCTTTCTTGTTGAAGTTGACGGTAATCTCTTTTGCGTCATATACGGACTGCGCCACATCCCTGCCCATTTGGCGGCTTGTCATATACACCATGAAGCGTGTCGTGTCCTCTGCGCTTCTATTCAGAAACTCCACGCTGTCCCACAATCCGTTCCATGCTTTTTTGGTAATGGAACTTTTACCTTCAGCTTCTTTTACGAAACGCTTGATGTTGCGTTTGTAGTCCTCAACCGTATTCAATTGGGTAAATCCCGTTTCGCCTCCATTACGGACAAACTCGTCAAAATAACGTTCCAAATCGTTATTTCTATCAAGGCTGCCGTTTTTGTATTTTACAAGCAGACGCGGCAGTTGAGCCTTAATCAGGCATTCTGTTACATTCTTGTTATACTTGGCTGTATATGCAGCGTTTTCTTTAATGGCTACTGCCGTACCTGCCCAAATGATGTCCCTTGACAGGTTGCTCACGACAAAGGCAGGGTTCATTGAAGTAAATGCCCTTGCCATAAGATTCTTCACCGCTTTTGCAGCCTTATCCAGACTGCTGTCGTTTACATCCGGGTTGGTCAATCCGTTGATGGCTTGTGCAGCTCTTGGATTGCCATTGATATAAAGGCAATATTCCTTACCGGCTCTTTTTACCCTTACAACGTGTTCCTGACCTTCACGTTTCGTAATATGCATACTTAGTTTCAGCCCGTCCTTCTTTTTCGTGGCATTATCTCCGAGGGCTTCCATTTCCTGCTCGAATTGTTCGACAATGGAAGCCACCTCGTCACCTGTCGCATCTTCCGGGATTACAGGGTTTCTTGCTTCCCATTCACCAGTGGCATTGTCAAGCACATACCATTGTTCGCTAACGCTTACAAGTTCATTCGGATTGTTTAGAATGAAGTTCAGAAATTTCTGCTTCATCAGATTCCTGTTTCCTTGAACGATGCTGCTTTCCGCCATGAATCCAATGGTGGCCAACGGGTCGTCAGCCAGACTTGTACGTCCTTCCGCTGTCTTCAATGTCGGAGAAAGCATCAGACGGTTGCTTGTCATATATTCGTATTCGTTGGAAGCGACTTCGCAATCCCAACCTCTTAATGGCACATAATATTTGAACATTCCACAAATTTTGTCATAAGTGGATTTGCTCATCAAGCCGCTATTGTAACTTTTGCGTAACGTTTCTTTGGTCGCAGCGTTGATTTTATCCCACAATTCGGACACACTGTATTTGTTCTCGAACTCATCAACTATCATTTGTGCAGCCTCGGTGAAATTATCTTTATCACCGGTCAATTCAGTCAAACCCGAATAATCACGTGCAATAGTACCGTCCCAAGTGTCACCATCCTGTTCTGCATCTCGTTTGGAGAATTCCTCATTACGCTCCAGACCATGCTTTGCTATGATGTACGACTTCAACTCTTCATAAGATGCACCTGATTTGATAAGTTTCTGAATAGCTTTCATCAGAGGTTTATAGAAATCCCTTTCATATATCTCCGCTTGCGACTTGTTTTCTGCCGACATTCTGTTTTCTGCAATATAGGCATTTTCAAACGAATGAATTGGATTCCCTGTTTCTTCTGAAATCATGTCCTGCAATGCTTTCAATGCGGACATACTGTCTTGATACGCCTCTTTCAGTCTGTACAGGAGATTTTCTTTCCATTTGACACTTCTGCTTTTATTGGGTGTACGGACTTTCCTGTCATAGCGTTTCCTTAAAGAGTCGCCGTCACGGTATAGTGCATCATCACTTTCTGCAACAGTCTGATGATGTGGGTCGGAAACCGCATAATTTCCGACTTTCAGTTCATACTGCTTTGCCACATCAGCGGCTTCTCCCAATATGTTTCTGTATCTGCCCGGTTCCGCAAGGTTCTCGTAACTGCGCCACAAGATGTAGCGAAGTTCGTTGTCCGATAGAGTAACCCCTCTGAAATCCTCAAAGCCTATCTTATGGAGCATATTCAGGAAGAAATCCTTTATCTGCCTCCACCAACTTGCGTTGATGTTCTCAAATTCGGTATCTTCTGCAAGCGAAGCCAGATATTCTTCTGTTGCTGTATAAGTAAAGTCGCTTTCGCTTTTAGGCAGGTTTGCAATAATCTCGGCTTGCTCGAATACCGATGTTACACCCTTTATCGCATGCTGTACATATTGTCGATACAATTTCTTACGTATATCCGTAATGCGTCTGCGTATGTTCTCATCGGCATTGTTGAATACATTATCGAGGAATGTGTCAAAATGTTCTCCGAACAACTGTCGCAAACCATAGTGCGCCACAGCCTCATGCAGTAGTGTCTGTTCAACATCAAACGTACTTGTATGGTTGGGAATGACAATGGTTATCTTCCCTGTACTCTTCGAGTAGATGCCTTTTGCACGCTGCTTCTTTCCATCCAAGACGGAAGCATCAGTAACAACCTCCACATTGTCAAGATGCAGTTTCTCTGCAAGGCTTTCCACACGTTCTGCCATTCTTTGGCGTTCACGCTGTGCAAATTCCCTCCGCTGCTTTGCCGTTCTCCTTGACTGACCGAGCAGCTTTGCCACTGGGTCATTCTCATAACTCAGCTCATCGTCCGTATATGCACCAGCTCTCTCACGCATATTTTCATCCGCAATCTTTGGATTCTCAAAGTTTTCCACTATCTTTGTGGCATGGTTGAATAGTTTTCTAACCTCAGCGGAATTGTACCGCTGTTTGGAAAGCCATTCAGCCATTCTTTTTTTATCTGTATATTCCAACAATCCTTCTACAATCCAGTTTGCCATATGAGCATTTGACGTGCGGTAATGGACACTGCGAATATCATTTATTTCTATTCGTCCTTTTTTCTTGTTAGCCTGAATAGCAACTACAAAGTTTTTCCCTTTGTGCTCTATTTCTGTCATAACAACAAAACTTCCTATATGCGTTGCACTACGGAATACCGCCAACGGATTCTGTATTGCTTTCGGTAAATCCTCCACTTCCGGCAAATCAAAAGGATGGTTTTCCTGCATTGACTTATTAGACAGACGGCTTGCAGCCAATTCTATAGGCAAATCAGGAATACTGGAACTTAGCAGGGCATCACTCGGATTGCCCAGTTGGTAAACATGCCCTTTTGGCAACGTCCCGTTAATCTGTTGTCGCAGTTCATCATTGAACCGCTCGTTCACCTCCTCCAATTCATCGTCGCTGCGGTACAGCGTGTCATCGGCATTCCTCTTGTCGATATACCGCTGCATCTCGTCCTCCGTCATCCCGGCAAGCTTGCAGGCAAGCTCTTTCATCTCGCCGTATGCAGCCTCCTGCGTCTCTCTTCCATCTCGAACAGCATAATCATAGTTGCTCTTGAATATTCTGTATTGGTCTGCAAGATAATCGGTCAGTGCCTTTCCCGCCTTATCCTTCCATTCCAAACCGCCCCAGACACCGCGCCCTGAAACACTGATACCGTCTTCCGTCAAGTTTACGTAATTGATACCCTTGACGGTACGTAATTCACGTGCTGTCGGTGCAGCTTTCTTCTTCAATTTCGCTTTATGGTCTATCGTGCGCTCCGGCACGTCAATGTTCCGTATCTCCTCGAAGAAGTCCTCTATCTTCTCATAGTGGTCTCCACTCAAATCCATATGTACAGCACGGGATGCCGCATCCTGGCGTAAGGTTTCATTCGTCACCTTGTCGATAACCACCACGCGGCAGTTTACGCTCGTACCGGCACGTTCAAACGTGATATCGGGCAAACCGATTTCAGCGGTCAGCACCGCATCTTTCTGATCTTCATACCACTTGTCAAACTTCTTGTCAGCCGAACCTCTCGGAATGATAGCCACAATACGGCCACCTTCCTCCAAATGCTGGAAAGCCTTAGCCACATGCTCCACCGCCAGCTTACCACCTGTACCGAAGGGAGGATTCATCAGCACCACATCATGCTTGTTCACCATATGGTAGTTCTCAAATACATCATTCTCAAACTTCCTACCGTTCCCTCCGGCCTTAAGCTGTAGCTTGCTGAACAGACTCTGAGAAGGCTCTACGGCTGTCAGCTGGTTCTCCAACGGCACATACCGAGCAATGGCACCATGCCCGGCACTCGGTTCAAGCACGCTCTCGCCTTCACCGATGCGCCCCCACAAGGACATCATGTACCCAAGCGGCTCAGGGGTGGGGTAGTAGTCCTGTCCCTCTCTACTGTCTCTTCTACCGCTCAGTTTCTGGTTGGTGTAATAATCCAACACAGTACCGTCAAAAGCATCCGTCTCCGTATGGCTCGGAGTATCAAACTCCTTACCGCCCACACCTTGGTTGTCAATATCCACATTTCCGCTGTGCTCTTCCACACCGCGGGCGAAACTCTCACGCAAGTTACGCGCCTGTGAGCCAAGCGCAAGATTCTCTGTCGTGCTCACCTGCTGGTTGAATTTCTGCCCGAACAGCATAAGCTCTGTGTTCAATCCCAACAAGGGATATTCAAAGATAGCGTTACTCTTGTTACCGATACGATAAATACGCCCTTCTATCTGCAAAGCAGTAATCGGGCTTTGTGGTAAGGCCAATGTCACCAGCACTCGCTGATGCTGTCCAGTGGTGTCATGCAGACTGATACCTTCCTTTCCGCTATCTTCCTGTATAACGATGACATTTTTGCCGGATGCATCATTGTTGAAGTCTTCTACGGCTTTGTCCTTTATCTTCTTGCTCTCCTTGCCACTGAAGAAAAGCACATTGTTTTTCCCGAAAGCATCTGCCAACTGTTCTCTCGGCATACGGAGGTCAAGTGTTTGCTCCCATTCCAGCATACCGGCATATTTCCTGCGAAGCCTTGCAATCTCCTTCTTGTTCTCTGCTTTTTTCGTGGCATCATATTCTTCCTTCAACGATTGTACAGCCACATCGAATATGGTTTTGAATGGTGGAACAAGCGGGTTCTTGCTCTCCACACGACGATGGAATATCACTGCTTTCCGTCCGCGTGCAAAATGTTCTTTCAGGCGGGGAATGATTTGCGTCACCTTCATACTCTCGAACAATGCACTGGTGTAATTATAATCACCTATCACTTCATGATAGGCGTACGATGTTGCTTTATTTCGTGACAGTTCCTCCATGGCGTTGTTGAATTCTTCCGCCTTGTCAAGCGTCACAGTGGGGAAGTCTCTCGAATAGTCAAACGGACTGTCAATGATACGTCCGCTTATCGTCTGTAACGTGTGTTGCAGGTAATTACTGAACTCCACTTCCTGCTTCGATACCGCTTCCGGATTACTTCCGCTGCTTTCCAAGCGGTGATAACGCCATTTGTATCCTGCCCCGAAATGTTCGAGGTAAAACTGTGAACGGGGACTTTGTGTGGAATAACCGTCTTGTTTCTCCTTTTCCGGATAAGAAAAGATATATCCCTCCACGTAATCAAGGTTCTCACGCGTATTGAAAGGAGTCGCACTCAAGAAAACTACTTTTGTATGTTTTACGTTCTCTTTGGCTTGTCGTTCCAATTCAGGCTTCACCTCTTTGGCGTATTTTGCATCTAAAGAAAGACATTCATTCCGTAGCTTGGCAAGTTCGGGGAATTTCTGTTCCATACCCTGAGTCCAATTGCCATTAAACACAGGCGGCAGTTCGCCTCTTTGTCCAAGCGTCAGTTCATTGGTTGTGCCGCTCTCTTTTTCTATACGTTTTACGATTGCATCGCGCTGGGTGCTAAACTCTTCGTTCTTGGCATTAAGCTCGTTCCATGTCGGATTGATATCTTGTAGTCGAAGGAAGGCGAATTGCTCGTTACGGTTACTCAACTTGTAATGCTGCATCGATCCTGTAGTTCCGACACCGCCCTTATTCTCCAACAATCGGTGGCTCTCGTCATACACAATCAGGTCAAACAGGTCTTCAAGTAACGCCTTGTTTTGCCTGAAGTTGGCATAAGTCGTTATCACTGCGCCTTCGCCTTTCTCGGTAATGGCGGTCGTGCCGTCCTTTCTCGCCTTGGCCGTCTTGTCAAGGTCGTTCAGTTCGATATCAAGGTTGGCCGCATCCTCTATCCAGTCTTTCACCTTAGTCTGCGAAGGAGTAAGGATAAGGATACGTCCTTTACCCTGCTTGATGAAACGCTTCACAATACCCAGTCCGGTGTAGGTCTTCCCCGTTCCCGTTCCGTTGGTGAACATATAGCCCTTGCCAAAAGCGTGGTCTCTGTCGTTGTGGCTCTCGTCAAAGAACTGCGTCTCCGCTTTCAGCACGTCATCCTGCTGCTGCGGCAACAGGAAAGGAAGTGTCTCCACGATATTTTCGCGGTCACATGTCTTCACGGGGATAGGTTCGGCTGCCCGTTGCGCCTTGCGCTTCTCTTCCAGCGATTCACCCACCTTCTTCCGAAGTTCAACCTTGCCGATGATGCCAGCCCACTCCTCAACGGTATGCACCTCACCGTCCATGGGAAGCTTGCTCTTCCACATTTCTTTGATGAACGCATCTATTTCGTTCTCGCCAAGTCCTGCATCTTTTAGTTTGCTGCCGAGCGCCTCGCGCATCCGTTTCGCCCATTCGGCAAAATTGTGCGCGCCTTTCTTTATATATGCATAACCAACCTTTGCCCCGGCTGAAACCAACTGCGGCAACACTTCCATCTGTCGGCTGTTCATGCCGACAAGGCTCATACTAAGTTCTTCCCGTCTAGCACGGTTGAACTCGTCAAGCACGCTGTCGAACTCCTTCAGCGCGTCGGCAAGTTCTTTGTCAAGCGGGTCGTTGAGGTCTAATCCTCTATCATTCTTTGCATTTCTTGCTGTGTCAGCCTGTACTCCCCGCTTACTATTTTTTCGAGAAGTTGTACTGCTCTTTCGTCCTGTTCTTCCTCCGACATTGCGTCCCTCCCCGCTACGTACACTGCTTCCTGAATGCACGTCACCCTGGGAATCACCAGGTTGTAGTACGGATTCTCGAACAGGAACTGTCTCACTGCCTCCATTTCCATTGCCGGTAGCATCGCTTCGCGCGTCAGACGGGTCAGCATGTAGTGGTCCTCCCTCTGCGGGAACTCCTTCTTCACTAGTTTCTCTATCCAGTCGTGCATTCGAGTTTCCACTTTGTCCTCTATCTCGAACGTCCACTCGCTGCTCGTTTCCAAGAGCGGGTGTATCCAGCTGTGCGCTGTCGGTTGCGCCGCTATCTGCGGCAGCAGTTCTGTTGGGATACCTAACATCTTCGTAAACTTTTAAATAGGATATACTTTGTATCATGCCCTGGTTACCGTCAAGATAATCCAAAGCGTTTGCTTTCAATACTTCGTCAGTGGAAGCACTCTCTATCTCCTCACGTGTTAGCGGTCGTTTTCCGGCTTCCGCCATGCGTGCGTCACCGTTCATCCGCTTCCAGTGTTCCAAAGATACGGGTTCTTTTCCGGCTTCTTCCGCCTTTCGTGCGTTTTCTTTGGATGCTCTCCGTTTTTCTTCCTCTTCTTTGGCAATACGTTCCGCCATTTGGAATATGTCTTCACCGGCTTGCGGAGTGTTTTCTACAGCATTCTCCGAATCTTCAGATTGAGTGACAGAAAGGGCTGCATCCTCTTTCGGGATTACGGCATCCACCAACTGTTTAGCATCATCTTCGCTACGCATCAAGAAGCCCCTCTGTTTTGCGTCATACCATCCTTTAAGGCTCTTGGCAAATGCATTGGCACTTCTGAACTCATCCTTAGACAGTTCCATGCCAAACTTCACTATCTGCATATCCAATACTTTACCCCTCTTTGTGGTGTACTGTGCCGGAGTAATGGTGTATGCAGCATCAGTCGGTGTTGTCGTTTCTTCATTGGAATTGCTTTGTTCTAACTTCCGCTGTTCAGCAAAGAGGCCGTTTATTTCGGAAATAATGCGGGCTTCCTCAAATATATCACTCTGACCATGTGCGGCTTCTTGTTCCTTGTGCAGTTCTTCAATGCGTGACTTGATTTCAGAAAGTCTGTCGACTTGTGTACCTGAACTCTGTTCCTCAACACTTTTGACTGACTTGTATTCTGCAAACGCTTTTGTCTTCCGGTGGCTACTATCTATCCATTTCTCGAAATCCTCCAAGTTTACGGCAGTTACCACTGTCTTGTGATTATTTGCCCAGTCGCTGTCATAATTCGCGAAGTAAGCTGCCTCGGCATCGTCAGTCTCATTGAAACCAAGCATTACCTTATGCTCATCAAAGCTGCCGTCCTCATTATACTGGTCCACCACGAACACCCTGCGTCCGTTCCACCCGTCAATATCGTCAGAGAGGAACACGTCTATGTGGTCTCCATCCACGCCCTCCGTGCCACGAATGTATCCGTAGGTGTTCTGCATGATCGTTTCCCACTTGTTGCCCTCTGTGTCTATTCCACTACGAACGGATCCTTTCGGGTTCTCAATGGTGATATTGAATGTACCAACCTGCACATGACCTTTCTTATAATTGCCTGCTTCTTTCTGTTTCTCCGTAGGAGTAGTATCGGTTTCTTTCTCTGCCACTGCAACAGCATTGGCTAAAGACAAAGATGCATCAATATAATTAAGAACATCCAATAAATCTCCGAATGTTTGACCGTCATACTCATAAGCGCTACCTATATAATTACCTTTCGTATCAGGTGCATCAACTTTTATAACTTTATGAGTACCATCAACAATAATTGTCTGTTTATAAGTATCGCCATACTTTCCGCTTTCAATCCAATCATCTTCTTGAACTTCAATACGTCTTGCTATTTTTGCACTAAGTTGATTGTCAGTATCATCAGAAGATAGCATTTCTTCTTGTGATAAAGAAGATTCTATTTCGCTTTGTCCACCAATGCTTTCAGTTCTTCCTGTATCATCAGTTGTCCCATTTCCGTTCTCAACTCGTTCTCTTGGCGCAAGAGTTCCATTGCTTCCTTGCTGCCCTCGTTGGCTTGTTGCAGTATCGCCAACCAATACATTGCTTCGTTGTTGTCCATTGTAATCTAAATTAAATGTTTCTTTAATAGCCTGTACGAGCGTCCGAGGGGTATTGTCCGGTTGTTCGAACAGAGTTTCTTCCTGTGTACCTTGTATAAGGTCATAAATCTTGCCGAATGTATTTTGAATGAAGCTTTGGCTTTCACCTTTATACATTGCGGCCAAATGCAGGACAAAGTTACTGAAATTATCAGCAGGGAGATAACTTTCCCCAGTGACATCATCCATTTGATACTGGCGTTTCCAACTTTCTACGGCAGTACGTGCTTCCTTGAAGTTCTTTGCCTCTGCAAACATTTTATCTTGGGACAAAGCATAGTAAGCACGAACGGAATTCTGTATCTCATCTACCATTCGTTCACTGTTCGGACTATCATAATCACGAAAAGCAGTGGCAAGAATAGCTTTTTGTGCTTTTACCGGCAATACGTTGAACATTTCCTCTAACCGGGTACTTCCATCCTTGAAGATACTCTGATACATGATACCGCGAAGGTCGTTCTTGGCTTCAGGTGTCAGATTGCCCTTGCTGTCAAACGCACTCTTATATTGTGTGGGGCTGATGAAACCTCTTTGGGTCATCCATTTTAGGACACTTGCACCGTTGGCATCCACAAGCCCGGCAAACGACACTTCATCGTCCGAGGCTCTGAGTAACAGGTTGGCAAACGAACGTACTTCGATTCCCATACGCTGTAAGGCATTTTTCGGTTTGATTCGTTCCACACCTCCGCTTTCGGTGTCCTGTGCTACGTATTGTCCCAGAGGAATAGCCGTAGCATCGTCCACATGAAGCATATTTACCAGCACCGGACTTTGTAGGGCAGCAATATCTTCAGCACGCAAACCAAACTCTTCCGCATGGTCTTTCAGGTATTGCCTATATGCTTCGGCCTGTTCCGGATGGCTTTCCCACATCAGACGCAAGGCATCACTGCGGTTGTTTCCCTGTATAACTTCACCACGTTCGTTTACGGTCGGCGCACCGGTGTAAGCGGTAATACTCGATGTGATTTCTTCCGGATGAATGTTCCCGGCGATTTTCCGTGCAGACAATACGCTCGCTTCGTCATTCCGTTCCTTGGGTTGCGCTTCATCAATAAAATGCAGAGGATTACGCACACCTTGGATATGGCTCGGTTGCAACAACGATGCGTCAATCACAGCCACACGACCGGGAGCCAGCACATCATTGCTGAACTTCACGTTCACCTCTTTACCTTGTACGGTCTGCAATGGTTCTTGCCTGTCAATCTTATGGCCGTTCACACGTCTGTACCCCCTTGCGCGGGCATCCTGCGGTGTATCATCCACCATGTCGGGAACTCCATTAAGGGCTTCACGCTCGACGCGTTCGGCTTCCTCACGTTCGGCACGTAACTTTTCTTCTTCTGCCTTTCGCAATGCGGCTGCTTCATCGGCAATACGTCTGCGTTCATCATCCGCTTCCATTTTTCTGCGTTTGGCGGTACCGGCTATCTTCTGCCAAACGAGCAATTCCTGTTTGGCTGCATCAATCGCCGCTTTGCGTTCTTTCTCGGAAGCAATCTTTTCGGCAATGGAGTTGCCACCTTTCGATTTGGCTTTCTCCAACTTCTTCAAGGCTTCTTCCTTGTCGGCAACCATTCCATCGGCTACGGTCTGTGCCATATCCTCATCACCCTCAGTCTGCTCCACAATGGCATCCCAAGCTGTGTCGCTGTCGGCCTGCTCATATAGTGGATTTCCCTGCTCATCCTTTGGTATTCTCTGCATGGCAGGAATATTTTGAGGGGCATTGTTATCATTTTCGGGAATATTTTCCGCACCATTGTTGCTCTCATTCTCGGCAGGGCGTTCAAACGCTACTCCGTTATGCTCCAACAACATATTGTCAAGTTCATCACGGGTAAACAGGTTCACACGCTTGCCGTTGATAGGGGCTTCGGTAAATACCTCATACTTGCCGTCCGCATCAGTATCTGCTGTGATATTGCCACGGACGGTAACGCCGTTCTCATCGGTAAGCGAAACAATGTCATTGAGGGCGTATTGTGGTCTTTCAGCCTCTTGCATCTCCTGTTTCCGTTCGGCATTCTCAATGGTTCTCTGCTGCTCGAACTGCGCCACACGTGCCAAATTTGCCGCATCAGCCTGTTGCTGTATGGTTTCTTTTGCCAACGGGAAGATGTTCACGCCGTCCGAAACGTTAACTGTGCCGTCCCCATTATCCACAATATCGTCCTCGTTGGCTACAATCTGAACCTGTATCTGTGCGTCATCTCTTGTAATGGTGTATGTATCGCCGGGGTTGAATGTAACCACACCGTCAATCTTGTCGGATGCTTCCTGTGCGAACTGTTGAATGATAGTTTCCTCCGCTGTTATTTTCTCATCGGACGGGTTCAACGGTTCATCAATGTTCAATACGGCATCTGGCGACACCTGTTCGAGTGCGCCTGTTTCTGCATCACGTACAATGATACTGCCGTCCGAAGCCCGGTTGTCAATGCCGCTGCCGTCTGCATACTGCACAAGGTTTCCACCCACCACATACACACGGCGGTCGTCCTGTTTCATCGTTGCCCCCTGTATCATGCCTGTGGTGCGGTTGGTGCGTGCGTCAACCATTGCGTTGCTTTGCTCCACACGTGCGTCTATGTCATCGCGTACACGCTGAATCATGCCGTCATATACCTGCTTGGCATTGAGATAGTCAAGAACCGTTTCCAACTCGCTTTCTCTCCAAAGGCCATTGTTCCGCATTTCCTCCAATGCATTCATAGGATGTATATCCAAAAAGCCAAGCGTGTTTTCATCCACTATGGCAGAAACCCTCTGCCGCTGGTAGTCACGCATATTCTTGGCATCGGTCATTTCCTGTGGGTCTGCGAGGTTGTAACCGTCAATGTAGCTTTCATTCATTGACTGCACATCCTCGTCCTGTTCACCGCCCCGCTTCTGTGCGAGAGTACCGAGGTTAAAGCCCCTCATCATCAACGAACGCTCCATATAGGTAAGTACTGCGGCTCTCTCATCGTCAGAGAAATCCTTGTCGTTCACAATGCCCTCTGCCACACTTCCAATGTCATCGTTGGTCGTAAGGTCGATAGTCGCCCTTAACGGCTCCCATATTTCTTTGCCAAGCAATTCTGTTACACGGGCATCAGCCTTGTTTACGCCGTGCTTCATTGAAGCATACTGCGCTCCCGACAAAGTTGCCTTACCTGCACCCATCAATCCCATAGAAAGAGCCATGCCGCCCCAAATGTCGCCGTGGAATTGTCCTATCGCAAGCAAATTGGTGCGTGTGCCGTCCGGGTTTTGCTGATAAGCATCGTCCAGATTGAGCATGGTGCGCCACAGCTGACCGTAGTATTCTTCCGTTACCTCTCCGAAATAGTCGCTCACACCCATTTTGTTGAATAACTGATGTGTCTGTCCCATGATACCGTTCAACGCACCTGCATCAGCCTTTGAAAGTACTGCACCGATACGCTTTGCCCCCACCACATTGGCGAGTTTGCTCATATTTCCAAGAGTAACTACAGGGTCAAGGTGCGAACCGAACATTTCCGAATAGTTTTCAACGATGGCATCGGCTTCTCCTTGCCAAATGGCATTTCCCAAAGTCTTGTCGTTGGAAAAATCATAGTTTCCGTTCTCATCGACAACCACATCACCGAGTTTCCTGTCGATGATGTCGGTCGTGGTTTTCCCTGCCTGTACCGTGTTGGTCATCAGCGGAGCACGGAGAAGTAGGTCATCAGCGGTTGTTCCGAGAGCCTTGATAGTCCAGTTGGTGGCATACTGCCCCAAGCCTTTTACGCCGTTGTTCTTCACGTATGTCTTGAAGCCCTGTTCCGCCATTTGCTCTACTACTTCTTTGCCCACCACCTTTGTGGCGGCTTTCATTCCGGCTTTGGAAAGAACGTTGATGCCTTTGAATCCGTAGCCCGTGAGGTAAAAGTCAAGTGCGAATGCCGGTATATCTTTTGACATGACTCCCATCTTATACCACCAATTATCAGGATACATCTGCTCAGCCTGCTCTTTTTTGTAAGTTGCGCCCATCATTTCATTATAGGCTTCACGTTCTCCTTCTGTGGCATTCTCGCCATTCAGGTCATCGGCGTGCATTCGTGTTAAATTACGATTCAAATCGCCCATGCCAAGGTCAAAGTCGGAAAAACCAATGCTGCCGAATCCCCGCCAATAGCCTACATCAACACCTTGCTCACGTTCCTGTTGTCTTTCCAACCTTGAAATGAGTTCTTCCGTGTCATAGATGGCGACATCCAAAGCTCTATTTTCCTTGTCGCTCATCTGACGAGGAACATAGGTATCTGCTGCAAGCAAGAATCCAAGAGGAGCTGTATTCTTTTTTGTATCTTCTTCCCATTGTTCATGCACTCTTTTGGCACTTGCATCTCGTTTTTCTTGCAGTTCTGCAAGTTTCAGCCTTGCACGGCGTAGTTGTCCGTTTACAGACATATCAGCCGCCTGTCGGTATCTGAAACTCTCCATGTTGGCAAGTCCCTTGCTTGTGTACCTGTTGCCGAGAGGGGTAATGTAGGTTTTCTCCAACTTTCCGCTCTCCGGGTTGAACTTCATTTTCCCCTCTGCGGTCTGTCCGCCGCCCAATGGTGCGTTTTTTTGATACTCACGCATGGTTTCCATTTGTTCGTTGAAACCGTCCATCATTTGCTCCGTACGGCGTTTCATCTGCCCCATATTTGCACTGAAGCGTATTTTATCCTGTTCTGTTAACGGATTTTCCGATTGCACCACAGCATCAGCTTTGCTAAAACCTAACTGATTGGAAAAACTATCGTAGTCCCCATAATCATATTCCTCACTGGTCGCATCATACAGTTTCTTACGCTTCGTATCATCTTGAATGTCGGTACAGAACTGTTCATAGCTGCCCAATTCATAATCTTTCGATAGCGCATCATACAGTTTTCGCTTGTTGTCATTATTCTTGTCTTTCATATCAGCTCATTGGATTTTTCTTCTTGTTGGATTGACTGCTTCCCATCGGGTTGCTCTTTTTTTGCTTGCTCTTCCTGTTCACCTCTGCTGCTACTTCCGAAATTGGTCTGCGCACGATTTTCTTTTTCGGATTCATGTAAGCATCCACACCATCATCTTGTTCTTCTGTTACAGCAATGCCCAGTTCTTCTGCTGCTCGCATCACCGCCTCATCATAATCGGCTTTGGTCTTATAATCCTTGCCGCCAAGGTTGCCGTAATACTTGTTGCCGCTTCCGCCTCCTTCATTGTAGTAGTTTGCCCGGGCTCTGCTGGCCGAAGCGGATGCTCTTTGCGCTCCACCTCTGGCTTTCTCTGTATCTACCTTGGCCTTTTCAAGTTCTTCTGCATATTTTGCTTCAATTCCTTTGCGTTTGGCTTCAGCTTCGGATGCGGATATTTTATTGCCTTGCAGTTGGATATTCAATTCAAACAGTTGCCTGTCGCGTTCCTCTTTGGCATCGTTCCGCATGCGGTTATAATCGTCAAGTCTGAGCAGTCTTTGCCACTTACGTTCACGGTCATTCCCTTCTTCATCAGCTATCTTTGCCTTCATCAGCCCCTCATAATATTCTTTCTCCTTGCCTTCACGTTCTTTCATCAGCTTGTCATATCTCACTTTGGTACGTTCTGACATGGTATTCTTACCGGTGTACATATTTGGAGCGTACTGCGTGGTGAAGAACAAGTTCGAGAGTGCCGATATGCCGTCACCGATAGCCGTAAATATCTGGTCTCGCTTCTGTTTCTTCTTTTCCTTTTCAAGTTCCTCCGCTGTCGGTGGAGTATAGGGATTTAAAACCTTAAACAAATCTATATTCGACATATTTTCAGGTGTCGAATATGTGTATCCTGCGAACCCGCTTGTCCGGATGGTCCCGTCCTCCATGAAAGCATGTACCCCGTCTCCAAATTCTCGCACCACCTTGCCATGGTTTACTGGAACTTGCTGTCCCGTCTTTATTTCGACAGGTGAACTGGTCTGTACATTTTCCCCTGAAGTTCCTCCGCTTGTTGGCGGCATGTTTTTTTGACTTGCTGGAATCTGTGGAGCAGATGCAATAGGAGCCGCAGCTGCTTGTTGTTCCGTCCATTTCTGTGTACCCTTTGCCGGGGATGATACGGAAGGAGCGTCTTGCTGCTGTTCGTGCCATTCCTTAGAGCCTTTGGGCGGAGGCGTACCACCTCCGTTACCTAAAATATCATCCATTGTTGCCATATTGAAATAGTTTAGAAAGGCATTTGACTTACCGCGTTAGTTACTCCTTGTACAGCTCCCGATATGGCATTGGCCTTGCCTTGCTCAATGGCATTAAGTTGCTCTGTGAGAGCGTTGTCGTTTTGTAAGTAAGTGGCTTCGATATTGTCCTTACGTGCTTCTGCATCAGCGGCAATCTGTGATGTTGCATCGGCAAGAGCCTTGTTGTTCGCTTCTTTGGCCGCTGCCACACTTTCATCAGTACCGCCCATGACGGCTGCACTACCGGCAGCGGCTTTATTACGTTGTTTTATACTCTCTTCAGTTTGCGTAAGGATGCGTTGTGCATCAGCCCGCTGAGTGGCATCCTCGTTGTACCGCCTGTCGTACCAGTCCTGATTCTTTTGCCGTTGAGCCTCAACATTACGTTTTGCTTTCTTCATGGCCTTGGATGCCTTGATCCCACCGAAAATGCTGCCTGCAGCACCTATGGCACTTCCTATTAAACCCATAAGACTTTAGTTTTGATTATTAAAAGTTATACCTTGCGTGCGAAAGTAAGCCGTTATCTTCGCATCATCATTTTATCTTTTTACATACAAATCATTATGGCAATAGGAAAAAAGACCGGAGGGCGGCAAAAAGGTACGCCCAACAAAATAACGGCACTGGCAAAAGGGATGATTGAGAAATGGCTTGAAGCGCACAACACTATACCCGAAGGAGATGTGACGCCACTAATAATGCAGGACTTCCTGGAACTTGACCCCAAAGACAGGGTGAAAGTGTCGACAGAGTTCATTAAAATCATCATGCCTAAGAATATCAGCATAGACGATGGCGAGGTCAAACTCACCATTGAGGACAAGCTTGTCAAACTTGCCGGAGAAGAAGACGAGGAAGAATAATCTATTACCCTCTACTTTAGATTGTCTTCATGTCAAGGGAACCCCAACCCGAAAAGGGGACGATTTTACTGATTTGCTTTGAAGCGATGTTCGAGAGAATGTCGCTTTTTTAGTTCGCAAGCTGCCGGAAGCATTCAGGAAGCATTCGGGAATAATTGCACATTCTTCCGTAATTATTCGGGAAGAATGTATGATTATTCTAGAAGAATATAGGATTATTCACGAATAATGATGGAAGAATAAGTTTTTTTTCGGGAAGAATGCTATATTATTCGGGAATTATTACGGAAGAATAGCCGATTATTCCGGAATAATGAATGTTAATTTTAGCCCGAAATTCGTAAACGTACACCAACAGATGTAAATTTTAAGTTAAAACACCCGCTTTATTACATTTGTTTTATTTCATTAACTATTTGATTCTTCGGGAATAATTGCACATTCTTCCGTAATTATTCGGGAAGAATGCAGGATTATTCCGGAAGAATGTGCGAAAACTCCCGTATTTTGCCGTAAAGTAAAGTATATATATCTACTACGTCTACCGCGCGTGCGTGCGCACGTGAGAGAAATTTCGATTTTAGGGGAATAAAAGGGGAGTTTAAAAAGAAAGCCTACAAAGAAAAGCTCTCTTGTAGACTTCAATGGTAAAAAGATAAACGGGCAAGAAAACTCCCGCCCGTTATTTTTGCGCTGATAAAAACATCAGCATGGAAAAAGAACAATCATTCCCGGATTGGATATTGGAACTGGAAAGCTATGCAAGACAATATTGCGAGCTTGAAAAAATCGAATACCAACTTTCTCCGGTTCTGCGCGAGTTCAATTCAGCACAAGAAACCACTACCCACATGAGCGTCCGCTTGGCCGCTGAAAACGAGATACGCAACAGGAAAGACTACATTTGCTCGTTCATAGGCAGGTGCGTGATAGAACGTATCAAGGAGTCCGGTAGGTTATCGAAATATCCAGAACTGCATACCAATCACTCCCTATGAAGTACAATATAGCAAGGACAATCGGTGAATTTGACAGATAAAAACCAAAAGACAATGGATGATACAATCACAATACCCGGTTTTGAACCGATACCCACACAAACTTTATCTGAATTGTTGTCCGACATCCTCACTGCTGTTGAAGCTGTCAACGATGCGGATAAATTATTCCAAGCAATAGCCAATACACGGAAACCTGACAAATCCATATCCAACCGAAATGCAATAATGCTGCATCAGACAATGGAAATCGCATCGGGTGGCTTGGATATGGCTTGCCGTGACCTCGCAGAAAAATGCAGACCGCTTTCTTCATTGCTCAGACGAAAATAGCCTGAGCCTCGTAATACAGACGACCGGTGCAAGCCAATGCTCCGGGCTTGGTATGCTCGCGCCCATTGCAATCAATCCGCCCCTTGGCATGACCGTCCTTGGAATCCAATGCCTCGGCAACTATTTTTCCGATGTCATAGCCGGAACTACCTGTACAAGAATGGCTGATGCAAGGAATTGTTAAACCCACTTCGTCATCTGCCAATAAAGTAATCTCACACTCATCAACGCCAGCATGAAAACCGAATGTTTGGTTTTTCATCCTGATGGTAATGCTTTCCACTTTGCGCCAATGGCAAAAATAATCCTTTAACTTCATCCTGATTGCTGATTTTAGAACCCTTTCCCTTTCTGCCGCTGATAGACCACCGTCTGGTCTTTGTCAAGGTTGACGATTTTGAACATCACCATCGAACGGTTCGGAATATCATCCGGCAGCATTGTTACGAGCCGGGTTATAACCTCGTCCACATTGTTGAAGCCTACATCGGTCAGTTCCGCCACCTTTTGCCCGTTGTGGTATGCAGCCGCATTCACCATATAGCGGTATGACAAGCGGAAATGCACATCCTCCTGTTTCTGCTCACGTACAGAAGCCTTACCGGAGAAGAAAATGAAATCAATTACTTTCTCGTTCAGTTCCCAAGCAGGGGAGAAGTCAATCTTGATATACCCTCGTGTTACGTTGTGTCCATTGCTATGGTTCATGCCAAACGCCACTTCCGAGATAGAGGCACGTACATCATTCTGAGCTACTGTTCCCCATGTATGCCGGAACGTGTAAGCCGAATACCACTCTTCCTTTGGCATTCCCATAGCCTTGCATAATTGCCTTATCCCACTGTTGACATTGGCGCAAAAACTGTCCGATGTAGTCATGCGCTGATAGAAATTGAACAAACGCTCATCATCTTTTGCCGTGTTCATGTACTTTTCAAATAGCGGCTGGATGATTGCTGGCACCCGCATTTCCATATACGCACCATCCGCACGGAACTTCTTCGTTTTGGCCCGTTGGTAGTGGATAATTCCGTTCCGGTAATCCTGCTTTCTTAGATTGTACAGGTCAATCGTGTTGATTCCTGCAAGGCAAAGCACCATCATGGCAACATCACGCCCGAACTCCGTCTGTGGATATTTCATCTTACTTTCCGGCAGAGGGAATGAAAAGAACTCCCGACATGCTTCGGGGGTAATGGCAAGCTTCTCCGCACGATCAGCCGTTGGTATTTCCACTTTTACCCATGGGTTGACTTTGATACGGATTATACCGTTATCGTAATCGTTGTACTCCAACATGGCGGCTTTAAATACCTGACGCATACAGAATACATTTCCTTTGCCCTATGCGTCTGTTCAAGCGACTTTATCCATTTGTTCACCTGCGTAGAGGTCAACTGAGCGAACATCACTTGGTTGGTTCCGATGAACCGTTCCAGATGTTGTAGGGCAAGCTTGTAGTTCTTGGCATTCCTTTCCTGCCCACGGTCAATCATTCTGTCGATATGCACTCTCGCATAATCCGAAAAACAAATATCGTCATTGCCGTTCGTAAGAAAATCCACCACTTCCTTGACCGTCCAATGTTCAATGTCTTTTTTGTTGAGTCGCTCGTTATATTCCACTATCCGCCCGGCACAATACTGAAGCACATAGGGGTCTTCGATTTCTTTCGCTCTGGAAAGTTCTTTCTTCGTGACCATCTTGTCGGTCTTCATGAATTGTGTCCCCCTATGGTGGGTAACTCTGATATAAACCGGATAAAATCCGTCTTTGCGTTCTTTTTGAACACACGCTTTAAATGTTGCCATATCGTTCTATGTCTTTATTATGTTATTCTTTAAATTTATTCCAAAACAGCTTCCAATGTCTTAACTTTCTGTCATATCATCAATTACGGCTCTAAACACGCTCTAAACACCCAACGAAAAGCACAACAACATTCTCTAAACATTTGCGTTTATTACGCTCATTTTCCGTGCGGAATGAACGTACCTTTTAAAAATACAATAGGCGGTAAGCCTTTGTAAATGAAAAGCATACCGCCTATTTTATTGAGTATCAGCTATATCGTGCTATTCCTCGATTGCAGCCTGCGCCACTTTCAGATGGGATTGAAAATCAGAATCTTATGCAACTTTAGCAAGTGATTTGTAAGTTTGTGATTATCATTCCTGGTAATAGTACATAAAAAGTAGTCTTATTCCTCTATCGCAGCTTGAGCCTCTTTAATTCATATCTGAATATCAGTAGCTTTCCTTTGCTTTGTAAGTAGTTTGTAAGTTTCAGGACTCTTCCTTTTTATGGATTACTTAAAAAAGGTAAGCTGCAAAATGGTTTTAATCATTGAATTATCTGTATGGGTACTACAGATGAAATAATTAATATCTTATTCCTTTCTCCTTTCTTTTAATAGTTCAATAATCATATCTTTATCCTTCAGGTTTGAATCAAGACGTAAAATTTGTGAGTTCAGACTCTCTATCTGTTCTTTCAGAAGCTTGATTGTTTCCCTCAGGTTCTCCGTTTCTTTCTTTTCGTTGGATAATTGTACAGCAAGTTCCGCGTCACCTATCAGGTTATTCGCATTTCCCTCCAAGGCAACGGCTGCAAGATGTGCCGATATATTATGTTGTTTCGGACAGAAAAGGGAAAAGAAATTGAAGTCCAATGCTTCGCTGACTTTAATAAGCCTGCTTGTCTCCATTGTCTCCCTTTCCAGTATGCGGTTTATGTGCTGCTGCGGTACACCTATTTTACGTCCCAGCTCAGATTTGCTCAATCCAAGCTCGTTACGTCTTTTGTCGATAGCCTGACCTACATGCACGTGTTTTATGTCATTATCCATGCGATTCCTTCAATAAATACATCTTAAACAATAAATCATCAAACAAATATTTGGTTATATAAACCATTTTACGTTACTTTGTGACGTAACCTATTCATTTGGTGAATACAAAGTTAAACATTAAATATTAAACATCCAACAATTATGTCTGAAAACTTAGAAAAAATCCGTCCGGCACTTGTTGCCCTTGAAGTAGGTGAATCCGTTTCATTCCCCATTTCACGTTTGAAAAGCGTCCGTACACAGGCCTCAGAGCTTGGTGCCATTTATAACCGTCAGTTCAAGACCAGGACTGACAGGGAAAACCACACCATTACGGTCAAACGAATAGTATAGAAATCAAATCAGGTTCATATGAAGATATTACAGTTTCTGGACCATCTTATACCATACGAAACATTTCTGAATGACCTTTCCTCCAGAATTGTCAGGCAATTGAAAGCCGACAAGGATGATCCTGAATTCATCAGCCAGAGGAAGGCATACGAGCTGTTTGGCCGCAGGAATGTAGAACGGTGGAAACGTCAGGGAAAGGTGGTTTCCTACAAAAGACCCGGTAAGGTGGAATACCGCACGGCAGACCTCAGGCTCTTGCAGCGTACCACCCAGGACTATTTTGATGGAAGTCTGCCAAAACAGGCCGAAAGACCAGTCAAAAGAGATAAATGATAAACATATTATGGCTAATATTTTAATAGTGACAAACTATGCATGTTTAGTTTAGCCGTGATACTCTATGAAATATAAAGAAAGCAATTATAGTAGGTACAGGAATGTGCGTCAGTAACCTTTGTTCACCAGCTTATAGCTTTACCACCTAACGATAAAGCCGGACAGGTCTTTTGTATCGCACATTCATAATGATTTTATAATAATGAAAGAAATCAGACCAGCGTGCGATCCAAACGGTGTCTATTCAGTCAAGCGCACCTGTGCTGAACTCGGTATCAGCAACAAGACACTCAAAAAATACAGAGAAAACGGGTATATCCAACCGCTCAATCCTAATAATGTCAGCCGCCCGAAATACTCCGGCCAGTCAATAATCGATTGTTGGAACCTGCTCAGTACGTTATGATAAGCGAAACAACCATACGGAAAGTAAGGGAACTTGCCATAGAAGACGTACTCAGTCCTTATGTCAGACTGTCCCGAAAAGGCTCAACCCTGATGGGACTTTGTCCTTTCCATACTGAGAAGACCGGTTCCTTTGCTGTCACTCCCAGCAAGAATCTCTTCCACTGCTTCAGCTGTAACCGTGGCGGTGATTCCATTACGTTTATAATGGAAAAGGAAAACCTTTCCTTCAGTGCCGCCGTGGAATTTATTGCCAGGAACCATAATATTCCGGTAGAATACATCAGTGAAGAGCGCAGTGAGGAACAGATGGCTAAAGCCAGGCACCGAGAATCACTTCTAACAGTTCTCGATACAGTCCAGACCTTTTTCCTTCAATGTCTCAGGGCAACAGACAAGGAAGAGAGCCTTGATGCCAGAGCCTATGCATACAGCCGGTGGCATGAGGAGTTCTGTGCCTTTGCCGGAATAGGCTATGCACCGAAGGACGGTCAGGCCTTTATGGATTTCTGCAGAAGCAAGGCTCTGAACGAAGAACTGCTGTACGAACTCGGCATGTTCAAGCGTGGCGAGGACGGCAACACATACGCCATGTTCCGACAGCGTATCATGATTCCCGTGAGAAACAGATGGGGACGCATCATTGCCTATACAGCCAGATACATCGGAGACAACAGGAAAGCTCCCAAGTATATCAACTCGGCAACAAGCATGATTTACTCCAAGGGAGAAACAGTATTCGGCATTGACCGTGCAGCCAGACTGCGTGATGCCGACTATTATATCATTGTGGAAGGTGCTCCTGATGTCCTTAGAATGCAGTCGATTGGATACGACAATACAGTAGCGTCACTTGGAACAGCCTGGAGTGACAACCAATTCGAGCAGCTGAAGAGGTATGTATCCTCACTCTGTTTCATTCCTGATTCAGATATTGCGGAAGGCAAGCCATACGGACCGGGATTTGAGGCAGTGATGACCAATGGGGCTGCAGCCATAAGAAAAGGATTCCATGTAACAGTCAGGGAACTTCCTTTTACAGAAATACCATCCGAGGCAGAAGGAGAAGTACAATATGCCAAGAATGATGCCGACAGCTATATCCGCAGCAGGGAGGATTATACTTCACTTCCGGAAAAGCATTTCATTATCTGGCTTGCACAGAAACGTTTTCTGGTAGCCGGTTCCATGGTAGAAGAAAGAAAGTGTGTTGCTGAAATAGCAGACCTATTGCGCTATATAAAAGACCAGCTTGTGTATGACCAGTGCATAGAACAGCTCTCCAGACTGCACGGCAAGGTAAAGCTATGGCGTGATGCCGTTACCCAGGCACGTGGGGAAGCCAGGAGAAGGAACGACAAGCCGACGGCCATGAACGAGATGCAGCGTGAAGCGGAGCTGCTGCGCCAGTTCGGTCTGTTCGTCAGGGAAAACTGTTACTACTCCATCGGTGAAGATGATGATGAACCGTCAAGAATCTCCAACTTCATCATGGAACCGCTCTTTCATATCGAGGATGAGATAAACGGAACCAGAATCTTCCGCATGAGGAATATGTACAATGTATGCAGGGTCATAGAACTGAAGGAGTCAGAACTCTGCTCGCTGAGCAACTTCCAGCAGAAGGTCGGCTCACTGGGCAATTATGTATGGCTGGCCAAGATAGACAAGCTCAACCGTGTAAAGGAATACCTGTATTCAAAGACTGATACGGCAGAGCGTATCAGAAAGCTCGGCTGGAATGCGGCTGAAGGATTCTTCGCTTTCGGTAACGGAATATTTTTTGCAGGCACATTCAATGCCGTTGATGATTTGGGTATTGTCCGTGGAATCAACGGCAAGGCCTTCTATATACCGGCCACTTCAAAAATCTATCTCAACAATCCGGAGATATTCCAGTTTGAAAGACTCATGGTACATGAGAACCGTAACGGAATAAAGCTGCATGACTATGTAGGCAGACTGATGGAAGTATTCGGTGAGAATGCAAGCGTAGCCTTCTGTTACCTTCTTGCCACCCTCTTCCGTGACATCATATTCAGACGCACCCGTCACTTTCCCATTCTGAACCTTTTCGGTGAGAAAGGAACCGGTAAGACAACCCTGGCCACTTCCCTCCAGTCCTTTTTCCTGCACGGAGTAGATCCGCCCAACCTCGGTGTAACTTCCGTACCGGCCATGAACGACCGTGTATCACAGGCTGTCAATACACTTGCAGTGCTTGATGAATACAAGAACGACCTCGACATCCGCAAGATAGCCTACTTGAAAGGACTCTGGGGCGGTGGCGGCCAGACCAAGAAGAATACGAATACGGACGGGATGGCAGCCCAGACCATTGTTACAACAGGTGTAGCCCTTTGCGGCCAGGACAAGCCGACACAGGATATGGCACTCTATACCCGTGTCATCTTCCTTGCCTTTTCAAAGACATCATTCAACCAGAATGAGAAAAGGGCTTACGAAGACCTTGTATCAGTCTGCAACATGGGACTTACGCACCTCACCCTGGGGATACTGGGGCACCGGGAACTGTTTGAGAAGAACTTTCCGGAAATATATTCCATCACCAAGCGTGAACTGGCTACAAAACTGGAGAATGAAACCATCCATGACCGTATATTCGGTAACTGGGTTATTCCACTGGCTACATTCAGAACACTGGAGACTGTCATTGACGTGCCTTTCAGCTATGCGGAGCTTTTTGAAACAGCAGTCAAAGGAATACGCAACCAGAATGAGCTGGCTCAGGAAAGTTCAGAGATAGCGGACTTCTGGAGTATGCTTCAGGGATTCCAGACTTCAGGGAAATGTATTGAGAAGGCACATTACCGTATAAGGTATATGAAATCCTTCCGTCCATTGTCCGTAAAGGAAGATATAGAATTTAAGGAAGCACGTCCTATTCTCTATCTGAACACGGCAGCCGTGGCATCACTGTTCAACAGCCGGAACGCAGGTTCCACCTCCAACCGCTCGAACTGGTCCACCATCATGTCGTACCTGAAATCCCATGCTTCATATTTGGGATTGAAACAGGACAGATTCACCATACTTCTGCCCAGCGGGCTTCCTGACTATACCATTGACATTGTGAATGGCGAGCAGGTTAAGAAGGTAAAGGTAAACCGACCGAAGGCTTTGTGTTTTGATTATCTACAATTGAAGGAAACTTTCGGATTGGATCTTGAAACTGAGGTTATAGCTGAAGCACAGGAGGAAATAGCTGTTGAGCAACAACATATAGTCAAACAGGAGGAATTACATTTTGGCTGATTAATATGCAGTATCAAATTAATATACTGATTAACAAGTTATGTTATGTGTCTAAAAATATGCTTTTTAATTCATTTTTATAGTGAAATTTCAGTATCTTTGTACTTATATGTGCGACCTAGTACAGAATTAGGTGTTTTTTGTAAAACAGACAATATGATAGATACTATAACTGTAAAAAATTTCAAGTCAATAACAGATATGACATTGTCTTTAGGTAATGTCAACGTTTTTATCGGTGCTAACGGTTCCGGTAAATCAAATATTCTTGAAGCTATAGCAATGGTTGCAGCTGAGCGTTCTGCCCAAATAGAGGTAAATTCCATGATACAGAAAGGTATTAGAATTGCGAAACCAGACTTGATGATAAGTTCATTTTATGGTCAGCCATCTAACAGCACCATTAATGTAAATATATCTGGAACTGAAGGTGAACGTATAAAATATGCAGTTACCAATTTAACTCCAGAGGATATTTATTCTACTTGGAATGCTCCTTGGTCAACTGGAGCCAGACGTGGAAATATTAAGGGAGCAGTAGAAAAAACAGATAAGCTAAGGGAATATTTGTCCAAGTATCTTATTTACTCATTGTCAATCAACGCACTTCGTGGATTGACCTCAGAAAGTTTCCAATATCCGCTTGGTTTGAACGGAGAAGGACTTGATGTGCTTCTTAACAACATACCCAAAGAAGAAATCATGCAGATAAAAGAATCAGCTAAAGACTATATATCCTGGATTGAAGATATATTCTTTGACAGTGAGGAAATATACAAGATGCAGGGATATAAATTGGGAAGAAGTAAATCCAACCTTTATTTCAGGGATAAGTTTATGCAGAAAAAGAACAATCTTTTCTCTGCAGAAAATGCCAATGAAGGTGCTTTGGAGCTCTTGTTTTATCTGACACTTTTTATCAGCAGAAAGACTCCTGATTTTTTTGCTATTGACAACATTGAAAATGGGTTGAATCCTCGTTTGTGCAGGTTTCTCATGAAGAAAATCTGTGAATTGGCTGTCAAGAATGGTAAGCAGGTACTTATAACAACTCATAATCCGGCCATATTGGATGGATTGAATCTTAATGACGTCAGTCAGCGATTATACGTTGTGACCCGTAACGATGAGGGAAAAACGCAAGCTAAACGTATCCAGACAAAAGAACAGACAGGTGAACAGCGCATGATGCTTTCAGAAATGTGGATGAAAGGACTTATTGGCGGTGTACCTTATAATTTCTGACGATATGAGATTGGGTATTATAGCAGAAGGTAAAGCTGACATAGCTGTAATAAAGGCAGTTCTGAAGGCCTTGAAGGGTATTGATGGTAGTGATGTCGTTCAATTGCGTCCCAGTGAACAGTTTGACGAAACAGATTTGAATGAAATGAATTTCAGCAACTGGAATCTGGTCCTGAAATCATGTGAGGACAATAGCCTGCTCCAGTCTTTTTTTGATGTATTGGCAGATGATGCTTTGCTTGTTGTTCAGATTGATACTGCAGAACGAGGTGAAGCTGGGTATGATATAAATGAACCATTACGTACAAAAGATACAGATTGGAAAGAATATTGTGATTATCTGTATAAAGCAGTAGAATATAAAATTTCGAACATTATTCCGGAGACTTATCGTGATAAGGTTGCATATGCAATAGCAATTGAAGAGACTGACGCATGGCTTATACCTTTATTCGATAATTCCTGTAAAGAAACTGCACAGTATGCAAATCCAAAAGAACGGTTACATTATCTTATTGGCAGGATTGACGGTAAAAAAAGAGTCAGATACATCAACACCGACAAAAAGAACTTGGACTATGACAATATATCAAAAGATATGAGAAAAGGACTTAGGACATGCCGCCAGAAAAGCCGGAGCCTTGATTTGTTCTGTTTGGACTTGGAGAACAAATGCAATATATAATATTATGCCAATAAAAGATAGATTTTCTCTCTTTTGTTGGCATATAAATTTTATAAGATTCTCATGGTGGTGAATGGGAAGATGTAAGTTTGGGAAAGCATGTTAAATCTCAACTATAGCAGGAATTTCGGATAAACAGTAATATTGTAAAGCTGAAATTCGCAAATAATTTCTTACGGGTTTAGTATTAAATTTCTGATTTTTCAGAATATTTCTGTATATTAGTATAGTAAAAAGACTATAAACAAAGGTATAACAAATAAATCCTATGATTGTGGCAAAAACATTTACTATTACCAGTTATGGTAAGAGTAAGGAATATCCGGAGAGCCAGCGTAAGAAAATGATTAAGGAGTTTGAGACGGCTATGCTTTGCTGTGATGGCAGTGAAGCTGAACGCTACAGGAATATATATGATGACCTGGTTGCCGGTGAGAAGGAGTGTATGGACACAGAACGTCCATTGAATCCTGAGCTTGAAGCAATGATTGAGCGAATGCTTACTACTCAAAAGTAATATTCTACAATTGCAGATTTTTATGTTGCATACCTGTTTCTGATACGTCCAATTTTCTGAAGCAGTTTCATTCTCAACTTTTCCGGATAAGTAATCTCCACCTTATCACCCAGAGCAAGGATTTCATCCACCAGCTCGTCAGTCACAAGAAGAATGTAATCAAATGACGTGAAAGTCCCCATATCATTCCTTTCCACCTGTGAATGGTGGAAAGGATGTTTTCTCAGATAATCGGCAAATGGACCATAAGCCCTTAGTGTAACCTCTTCCGGCTGCTGTCCGGTCGGTGCCACAACACCAATAGAGTCTGAAAGACGTCTGGCAAGGGAAAATTTGTAGTCAGTATCAAATCTCTTGCCGCTAAGATAGATTTTGGTCAGTGCATCAAGAGGAACGGAACTGAACTCTGATCCGTTTCTGTACCCGAGCAGATACCAGCGGTTATGGAACAGCTTCAAACCTTCCGGTCGGAAACGGCCTTCCACTTCATTGCCTCTGTCATTCGTGTAAAATATGTACAGTTCATGCCCATCGCTGATACATTCCGATATATCCGGCAGGTATTCAATACCATTTGACATGTCAGGCAATACAACACGATGGAACAGATACGGACTGCTTTTCAGAGCCACATCAATGATACGGCTGTTGAACAGCCAGTTCCGGCAGCTGTCACCGAGTATTTCATCCAAGTTCTGGATATAATATGTATAGTCCTTTCTGTTGCACGCAATAACTATATCAAAATTCTCCTCAATCATTTTTCGGTGATGATGGAATGTGCGCAGACTCAGCGGCTTTCCATTGTACAGGAAATGGTGCTTCCAAATATCACAAAGCCTTTCAAAAGTAACCTTTCTTTCCTGATAGACTGTATGCAGCAACCAAATGTAGCGGTTGTAGATATTATTCATAAAATCACCTCTTGTAACTTGTTTAACTATCTAAATATAAGCATTATAAATGAGATATGCAAGAAAATTGCACATCAGTTTTCTGTAAATTTTCAGTACAGATTGACTATATCCATACCTCTCTTCCCTGCCTCCCTGCAGGTATAGAATGTCCCACCATAAGGTTTGCCGTCATAAAAGGCTATCACGCCACATGAATGCTCCAGCATGAAGTCATTGCGCCTTAGAAGACATCCTTTGAAATAGTATTCACTCAATACGATAACCCGGTCTGCCTGGGAAATTATTTTCTGATAACGTTCCTTTTCCATGGATGGCCACCTGCAGCTCTGTCTTCTGAAAGGAACAACGGCAATGAGCCGTATATCCGGATACCTTCCCTTCAGTGATAATACTGTTTCAGCGGCCATCAGGTCGAATCCCATGGCCATACCTGAGTAGAAGCAGGTTATACCTGACCTGCATGCAAGCGACACGGCTTCAACAAGCCGTGCCCTTATTTCATTCTGTCTTTCTACGGGAACAGTTCTGTGTCCCGTGAAAGCCAGTGACTTTGATTTTTCTGATAATATTCCGTTCATCGTTCTATACTTTATAATGAGTTCTTGCAAGGAAGATGCCTTCAATGACATTCGCTCCGAAACTCTCCAGCTGATTCGCATACATACCGAAACTGATTCCGCGTGTGATTACATCGTCAAAAACAATGACATCTTTCTCTTTGAACCACTCTTCATCAAACTCAATTATGCTTACCTTTCTGATTTCCTTTTCAGCCTTACGGTTTTCATGAACTGCCAGCCTTTCTCCGCATACCCTTACATGGTCATATCCGTTTATTGCTCCTGTGAGTTCACATACCCTTTTGCAGAAGTCCATATACCGGATTTCATTCTTTCTTACCGATGATGCCGGAACCGGAATGAATACCAACTGAGAACATCCGTCTCCGTGTTCCTCAATCATTCTTGCTGCCGTCATCTGTGCCACCGCTTCATGAGACCTTCCATCCTTAAAGTCATAAACCAACTGTCTGTCGGCGATTTCCTTCTCGCCCACATTCTGAATACGTTTGGGAAAATACTTGCAGAACCATGTCTGCGGCTTTTCCAACTGCTTTCTGATGCTTTCGTCCATCTGTACCATACGCTCTAATTTTTTTCCCTTCTGTCTGCAAGTTTTTCAGCTTGCCCGAAGGATATTTTTTGCAGTTCTCAGAAGCGCAGGCATTCAATAAGGCAAACAACAAGGGAAGCTGAAAATACGCTCAACCCCGTTTGAGGAAGATTTTCAGCCCTGTGTTTGACGTTTGCAATGCCGAAGATACCTTTGCAAAAAAATATCTGCAGAGGCATGCTGAACAAACCTGTGGCTGTAATGGTACATTAGGATAACCATGTATCCCTTTCGCATCAGATGTTTTCAGATAATAAAATGCACCCGTTTCAAGGGTGACAGTGTTGACAGAGAGTATCTGTCAGTGTATCAGATACTTCACATAGAAATCATGCGTTGACAAACGTTGACAACTGTAGCCACAATTTTCAGTCCGCTAAAAATCCATAGCCAAACGTTGACACATTATAATACTCTATTCTTTATAAGAAATATCAGAAAGAATATAATATGTTGTATTACAGCAATTTCCAAGACTGATTTTATGCCGGATTTTCATTGGATTTGCTGTCAACGCTGTCAACCATCAAATATATGCCTTCCTGATTTCCGTAAAACAGATTCGTTATCAACCGCCTTAGCCTTGCTGTATTGAATATGACAGGTAACACATAATCCATACAAATCCCACAATCTCCGGAATAATCCCATATTTGACGTATTGACAACTAATAATCAACTGTTTACCTTTACGGCATCCAATAAACGAAAAGATTAACCAGCATGAGATATAATGAAAGTCGTTCCCGAAAAGACATATTCAGTGAAGGAGGCAGCACGCTACCTGGGTGTTCACCGCTGCACCATCTATGCCTATATCCGCTACCTGGAAAAGCCGCTGGCTTTCCTGAAGATACCTGACAAGGCAAAAAGGGTGTTCAGAGGAACTGACCTGATAGCCTACAAGGAAACCGGCCTGACCAAACGTGGCCGCAAGCGTAAGAAACACCGTTAGTTCAGTCTGTCCCATGGAATGGTATCCAAAAGATTACATTTGGCATTCATGGCTGCAAGTTCAAGAGCCAGCAGCCTTGCCCTTAGCCTGACATCCTCCATGTCGGAAACGGCCTGAAGGAACTCCGATGGCTCCATTGCTCCCGACTGAATCATCCATTCCCTTGCACATTGTTCAGGAACAGCGGCACTGACGAAAGAGAATATTTCTTTTGCTATGCAGCCGGCTGTACCGTCACCGGCTTCAATGGTAAAGCAGAACGGTACACCGCTCGAAGTCTTCCGTCTGAAATTGAGATACCGGATTCCATCCTTGTTTTCCATAGAAACGCTCCACCCATGTCGGGCAGAGAGATTAAAAATATTACGACAATTTTCCATTTACCATACAATTATAGTTTTGTTTTCATTTACCTGCTATAATAAGCAGCCGGTCTTGTCCGTGACGGATAGGACCGGCCACTTCTGTTTACTTACAGCCTATTCAAACCTTGCAAGAAATTCCTGAAGCCTGCTGTCCTGAATCTGTTTCAGCGGAACCGGCTTAAAGTTCTTCTGCTGTCTTACCTGAAGCTTGCCAAGCCCCTGAACACTCAGGTCAAGCTCCACATCCGAAAGCTCATTGAGGGAAATATACCCGTATTCATCCTCCATGAGTCCGACTACGATACCGAATAGAATCACATCGTCATCCTCCCTGTTTCCTTCAAGGATAAACCACCTTACAGAATCAAGGGCAAAAACCGCACGGCAAACAGCCTCCTTTCCCTTGCCGTCCTGGGAGTAGAGCGGATAACCCTCCAGAGCTTCCGCCAGTTGTGTCGTCATCAATCTGCACATATCAGTAAAAAATTAAAAGATTGTTTGATACTCATTCTTTTTGTTCGCATAACACTTGATTTTGAAGTTCCAGTCCTTTTCCCTCCGGTAAAGCTCATTGAGCTTCATGGCCGGGATAAACCGTTTTATGTGCATTTGTAACTGCGGACCAAAGGGAGAAAAAGACAAGTGTGAAGTCAGAGAATGCAGACGGAATACCCAAATTTTTGAGGCATGAGAAAATTTGCGGAAGGCTGCCGTCAAGTCCTCCGACTGAAAGCGTAAGCGTCACTTGGCGTTTCTCCAGTCCGAAGTACCTTTGCACATAAGAAACGGTTCCGGCTATGATGCTCCAATGATTTCCTGATATTCAGTATTCAAAGATTTCTGAGGAGCATAGTATCCGTTTTCAGACAAACCACCGGTAACCGGTTGCCAATGTCAGAGCCTTTGAAGTGAAGAGTAGCGTAACCTTAAAGGCTCTGTCTTTGGCAACTGTCCTGATTTATCTGCATGATTGTATGAACCTGTCGGGTGAAACTTGCCTGGTATCGGGATACGAAGCAAGTCAGCCGATAAGTTTCCGCTGTATAAGGCAATTTGTTCCGGCATCGCATGAAATACGAACAGTCGGAACAGTTTGCCTGTATTTTAAGACGGGTATTCAAGGATATAGGACGTTCCGCCAGTGCAAGCTTTAGCCTGCATCATCGGGACGGCCTGCTTGTTTGCGTTTTCAGACGAGCCACCGGTAACCAGTTGCCAATGTCAGAGCCTTTGAAGTGAAGAGTAGTGTAACCTTAAAGGCTCTGTCTTTGGCAACTGTCCTGGTTTATCTGCATGATTGTATGAACCTGTCGGCTGAAACTTGCCTGGTGTCACAGATACGAGGCATATCTGCCGGTCTGTTTTATATATCTATAGTTTATTTGTGGATACCTGGCTTCTATTCCGTAAACTGATAAGTAGAAAATTGAGTTAATATAGCTACAATACAACTCATTGGTTGTAATTTATCAAATAATTGCATTATCTTTGCATGTAGACGTGCGATAAAGTAATCTTTTTAATGAATATAGCAGCAGACAAAATTTCTTGTAAAGCTTTGGACGTTACAGGAGCAGAAATCAGAATTGAGCAAGATAAAAAGAATTGGGTAGAGTATTCACAGTTAATAGCCGGGGTTATGTCTAAGCGGATGGCGGAACTTGGCTTTACGCAGTTAATGCTTGCTGAGAAGATGAATTGTACCCAACAATATATTTCAAAAATATTGAAAGGGAAAAAGAATATGTCACTGGAGACTATATGCAAAATAGAGAATGCATTAGGCATCGAGATTATCAAAAGTCTAAATAGAAATGAATAACGAATAAAGCAGATTTATGTCAATACAAAGTGAAGCGGCATTAGAAGCCGGACTTATCGCTACCCTTCAACAAATGGACTATGAATATGTCCAGATTGCAGAGGAAGATAATCTTCAAGCCAATTTCAAACGGCAGTTGGAGAAGCATAATCATAAGCGGTTGTCAGAACATGGTCGTACTGAATTTACCGATGAGGAATTTGAAAAGATACTTATCTACCTGGAAGGTGGTACGCGCTTTGAAAAAGCAAAAAAACTCCGGGACCTCTATCCGCTTGACACGTCAGATGGCAAGCGCATTTGGGTGGAGTTTCTCAATCGTCAGCAATGGTGTCAGAATGAGTTTCAGGTGTCGAACCAAATTACGGTGGAAGGACGTAAGAAATGCCGTTATGATGTAACCATTCTTATAAATGGTTTGCCTTTGGTTCAGATTGAATTGAAACGCCGTGGCGTGGAACTGAAACAAGCATACAATCAAATACAGCGTTACCACAAGACTTCATTCCACGGACTATTTGACTATATCCAGTTGTTTGTCATATCAAACGGAGTAAATACACGTTATTTCGCCAATAATCCGAATAGTGGTTATAAATTCACATTCAACTGGACTGATGCTGCCAATCATCCGTTCAATGAGTTGGATAAGTTTGCCGTATTTTTCTTAGAGAAGTGTACGCTCGGTAAAATTATAGGAAAATATATTGTACTGCATGAGGGCGACAAGTGCCTGATGGTGCTTCGCCCTTATCAATTTTATGCGGTAGAGAAGATTTTGGACAGGGTACAAAACTCTAACGACAATGGCTATATCTGGCATACAACAGGGGCTGGAAAAACATTAACTTCATTCAAGGCGGCACAGCTTGTATCGGAATTGGATGATGTAGATAAGGTGATGTTTGTAGTTGACCGTCATGACCTCGACACTCAGACACAATCGGAATACGAGGCATTTGAGCCGGGTGCGGTGGATAGTACCGACAATACGGATGAACTTGTGAAGCGACTGCAAAGCAATTCAAAGATTATTATCACTACCATTCAGAAACTCAACTCCGCAGTCAGCAAGACTTGGTATAGCAACAAGATTGAATCTGTCCGTCACTCACGTATCGTAATGATATTTGATGAGTGTCATCGCAGTCATTTCGGGGACAGCCACAAGAAGATTATGAAGTTCTTTGACAATGCCCGGATATTCGGCTTTACCGGAACGCCTATTTTTACTGAGAATGCGGTGGACGGACATACCACCAAAGAAATATTCGGCAATTGCCTCCATAAATATCTGATTAAGGATGCCATTGCGGATGAAAACGTGCTTGGTTTCCTTGTGGAATACTATCACGGCAATGAAGTCGTTGATAATGACAATCAAGCCCGGATGGAAGAAATTGCAAAATTCATCCTTAACAATTTCAACAAATCCACATTTGATGGAGAATTTGATGCCTTGTTTGCCGTGCAGTCCGTTCCGATGCTTATACGCTATTACAAGATTTTCAAATCTTTGAATCCTAAAATCCGAATCGGTGCAGTGTTTACATACGCAGCCAATAGTAGCCAGGATGATGACCAGACAGGTATGGGTACAGGTCAATATACAAGTCAAAGTGTAGGTGAAGCTGACGAACTGCAAGCCATCATGGATGATTACAATAAAATGTACGGAACAGCTTTCACGACTGAGAATTTCCGAGCATACTATGATGACATCAATCTGCGCATGAAAAAGAAGAAAGCGGATATGAAACAGCTTGACCTTTGCCTTGTCGTGGGTATGTTCTTAACCGGCTTTGACAGCAAGAAACTGAATACGCTCTATGTGGATAAAAACATGGAGTATCATGGCTTGCTGCAAGCGTTCAGTCGTACCAACCGAGTACTGAACGAGAAGAAGCGTTTTGGTAAAATCGTTTGTTTTCGTGACTTGAAAAGTAATGTTGATACGTCTATCAGGTTATTTAGTAACTCTGACAATCCTGAGGATATAGTGCGCCCTCCGTTTGAGGAAGTAAAACAGGAATACAGAACTTTAGCAACAGAGTTTCTTCAAAAATATCCTACGCCCGGCAGCATAGACTTTCTGCAAAGTGAAAACGACAAAAAGAATTTTGTGCTTGCTTTTCGTGATATAATCCGCAAACACGCAGAAATCCAGATATACGAAGATTATAGCGAAGATGCGGACGATCTTGGACTGACAGAACAACAATTCAACGACTATAAGAGTAAATACCTCGACATAACAGTTGGCTTTATCAATCCTCCAGTTACACCACCAGTTGTTGCGGAAGACCCTGTGCCATACGGCAGTAATCAAGGCTTGGAAGATATAGATTTCTGTCTTGAGCTTCTGCATAGTGACATTATCAATGTGGCTTATATCCTTGAACTCATTGCCGACCTTGACCCATATAGCGATGATTATTCTGCTAAACGCCAGCATATCATTGATACTATGATTAAGGATGCTGGAATGAGAGGCAAAGCCAAACTCATAGACGGCTTTATCAAAAAGAATGTGGATGAAGACAAGGAAAACTTCATGACTGGGCGTAATAAGGCTGACGGCACAAATGAATTGGAGGAACGCCTGAATCAGTATATTGTATCTGAACGAAATAAAGCTATATGTGATTTGGCTGATGAAGAACAAATTTCTTCCGAGGTGCTTAATCTCTATATAAAAGAGTATGACTATTTGCAGAAGGAACAGCCTGAAATCATACAAAAGGCCTTGAAAGAGAAACATCTTGGTCTGATAAAGACAAGAAAAGCATTGACACGCATTCTTGATAGATTGCGTGGTATTATAAGAACTTTTAGTTGGGATTGAAGTTATGTTGGATAGCAAAACAAATAAAGTTTTCTTTTCTGCATGTTTTACTCAGACATACAGAAAATGCAAAAAGTCTATCATGGAAGCTTTGAAAGCAAAAGGTATAGAGATTGGTTCGAATATCAGACAGACAAAAGATATTTGGGCAAGAGACTATATGCCTATTCAGATAGATGAAAATAAATTCATGCGCTATAAATACACCCCGGATTATCTTGTAAAAGTTCCGGGTATGAGTAAGTTTATTACCGACAAACCTGATTGTGATTTTCTTAAAGACAAAGATATAGTAGATTGTAATCTTGTTTTAGATGGTGGCAATGTGGTCGTTTGTGGTAATAAGATAATTTTGACAGAAAAAGTATTTGAAGAGAACACTGATTTGTCAAAGTATGAGATTACCAAACGTATTGAATCCGCTAGCGGAAAACAGGTAATATGGATACCTTGTGATCCGAATGAAATTGCAGAGTGCGAAAAAAGAAATGAACTTCCTTTATGTCATGCTGATGGTATTTTACACGCAATAGATGAGAATACGATATTACTTTCAAACTATATAGACTATGATCCGGAATATCGGTTGAAATTGTTAGAGCGTTTATCTCCATATTTTAATATTAAAGAATTTCAATTTGGGGATATCAGGACAGAAAATTCATGGATATATATTAACTATCTGCAAGTTGGTAATGTAGTGCTTATGCCCGTTGTAAATGAAAAAGCAGATGATGTCGCTGCCGAGCAGTTAAAAGAGTTTCTACAAGTGGAATCTGTTATTCAAATAGATTCATGTGAGCTTACCTTCGAAGCGTCTGACGGAAATATCGGAGGTTCACTTCATTGTATTTCTTGGAATGTTTTTGATTCATCAATATAAAGTCAACAAATGGATAAAACATTCCTAATCAGGTGGTATGGCTCTTTTTACGGTGAAAACGCTTTGGACGATTTGAAAGAGTGGGAAAATAATCATTCGGACTATACATGTAATTTATACCTAATAAAAGGATATAAGAAATATGCAAAGACCACTAATCATTATTATATTGGCAAGACTATACAAGGTGTTGCTAAGCGATTTTCGAATAAAGACCATCACATAAAAGAGTTACCTAGAATATCGGAAATCTGGGTCGGGCATTTTGTAAACATGTTACCTGATGATGAAGATATCTTGTTGGCAGAAAGAATGTTAATTTGTTATGTTAGCAATGAAGTCGGCAATCAATACATGTTAAACAGAATATGTGTGAATTATGCTCCTGCTCAGAATGTTTATATTTTATCCGAATGGTATAACTATAAAACATTGAAGCAACGTGAAAGAATAAGCAAAGATTCCATAGCGAAAATTATTCCAGATGTTATTGCATATCGTGTGACTGAGAAAAAGCAGTCATTATTATATATGTCAGAAAAATTAAAGAAATATTGGTATTAAATATGAGCGAAGAATTACAACAGAAACTCCGTGACCAGCTTTGGGAGGTCGCAAACCGTTTGCGTGGCAATATGTCGGCAAGCGACTTTATGTATTTTACCTTGGGGTTCATCTTTTATAAATATTTGTCAGAAAAAATTGAAAAATACGCTAATAGTGCGCTTGAAGACGATGAAGTGACCTTTAAGGAATTATGGAATATGACCGATGCTGATGCTGCGGAATTGCAGGAAGAGGTCAAAAACCAGTGTCTGGAAAATATCGGTTATTTTATAGAACCACAATTCCTGTTTTCATCAGTGATAGATACCATCAAGCGGAAAGAAAATATACTGCCTATGCTGGAACGTTCTTTGAAACGCATAGAGGACAGTACACTTGGACAGGACAGTGAAGAGGATTTCGGAGGACTGTTCTCTGATATTGATTTGGCTTCTCCTAAGTTGGGTAAGACTGCTGACGATAAGAATACATTGGTCAGCAATGTGCTTCTTGCTTTGGATGATATAGATTTTGGTGTGGAAGCCTCACAGGAAATTGATATTCTCGGTGATGCCTACGAATACATGATTTCCCAATTTGCTGCCGGAGCTGGGAAGAAAGCAGGAGAGTTCTATACGCCTCAGGAAGTCAGTCGTATATTGGCGGAGATTGTTTCTATCGGCCACCAGCGTCTGCGCAATGTGTATGATCCTACTTGTGGCAGCGG